AGTTAAAAGCGTGAGTGATTCGGTACTGGATAAATAAAAGCAATGAACAGCGACAACATTATATTCCTCGGCTTCGCGGACAACCGTGTGCCGGACTTTAAGGAGGTCACATCGAAGGACTGGATCCTATTCGGTGAGGACAACCTATTCCCGCATCACCTGCTGTACCTATACAACAAGAGCAGCAACCACAACGCCATCGTCAACGGCAAGGTGACCTACATTTTCGGCAAAGGGCTGCCGGATGGCAACTTCTCCGTGAACAGCAACGGCGAGACGATGAACAAGGTCATGCGCAAATTTACTCACGACATTGAGTTGTTCGGAGGCGGGCGCATTGAGGTGCTGTGGAAGATGGGCGGCGGTGTTGAACTGCGCCACCTTCCGTTCCAGATGCTGCGCCGGGCCAAGGAGCGCAACGGGTACTGGTACTCCAAGGACTGGACAAATGTGCGCAAGAACACCCCGGTGTTCATCCCCGACTTTGACCCCAACAACAAGAAGGGGGCGCAGGTGTTCGCGTACAACGAATACCGCCCCGGCATTGATGCCTACCCCCTGCCTGGATATTTCGGGGCGCTCAACGACATCGAGACCGATGTGGAGATCAGCAAGTACAACCTGTCCATCATCAAAAACGGGATGTTCTCGTCCAAAATGATCGTTTTCAACAACGGGGTGCCGACCGATGACATCAAGCGAAAGATCGAGCGCGACTTTAAAAACAAATTCACAGGCAGCGAGAACGGCGGCAACTTTATGCTGGTGTTCAACCAGGACCCGTCAAAGGCCCCCATCGTGCAGGACCTGTCCACCACCGACCTGGACAAGTTGTTCGACCAACTGAACAAGACCACGCAGGCCGAGATATTCAGCGGTCACCTTGTTACCTCCCCGATGCTGTTCGGCATCAAGACGGAAGGCCAGCTTGGCGGCAGGAACGAGATACTGGAAGCCTACGAGATATTTAAGAACACCTACATTAGCGACAAGCAGCAGGCCCTGAAAGCCTGCCTGGAGACGCTGCTGCCCCTGGTGGGTAAGCAACCCGCCGAGGTGGTGGCCGTGGAGCCGATCGCCAAGCAGTTGAACCCTGTGGACTTTAAAGATATTTTACCCAAGGCGTGGGTAATGGAGCAGCTGGGCATCGACCCGGCGCAGTACCCGGAGGCTGCAAGTATGCCGGGGCCGGGCCAGCCCGCTGCGCAACTATCCGTCAATGAGAACCTAAAAAACCTGACCGGCAAGCAGAACCAGCAACTGGAGCGCATCCTGCGCCGCTACAAGCAGGGCAAACTGTCAAGGGTGGAGGCTTCCTACCTGCTCAAAAATTCCTACGGCATCTGTGATGATGACATCGCCATGCTGCTGGGGGCTGACCAGTTCAGCGCCGAGGAGTGGGACGAGGAGGAAGTGGCCGCGATGTTCAGCGCGATAGGAGAAGATAAAAAGAACTACACCATCGTGCGGTCCATGTCCTTTTCAGATGTGGATGCCGTGCCGATGGCTTTCGCTGACCTGTCGCAGGTGGATAGCAATATCCTGAACATGATCCGCAAGGATCCCAAGATGCGCCCGGCAGACATCGCCGCCGCCGTTAAGTCATCGACCGAATATGTGACCAAGCGGATGGAGGAGATGGTCAAAGAAGGGGTACTCAAACCGGTGCAGAAGATCGTGGGCGTGGACACCATTATCGAACACGCCATCAACCAGGAGACCATCGACTACCGGCCCAGGCCGGAGACGGTGGATGTGTTTGTCAAGTACAGCTATGAACTGCGGCCCGGCGTGAAGGGTGACGAGGTGATCGATACCACCCGCCCGTTCTGTAAGAGGCTGATCGAACTGGACCGCGTGTACACCCGTGCCGAGATCGAGACCATCAGCCAGCGGCTGGGGTATTCGGTATTTGACCGCGCCGGTGGATGGTGGGGAAGTAAACCAAAATGCCGCCATGAGTGGCGCAGACTTTTGTTAGTCCGGAAAAAGAAGCAATGACATGTATCTATAAAATATCGTCCAAGTCAAAACCTGATAGGGTCTATGTTGGTAGCGCAAAAAACTTCAATGCGCGCATGTCTCTGCATAAGCATGATCTTAAAAGGAATAAGCACCATAGCAAAAAACTGCAACGTCACGTAAATAAATACGGCATCGGCGACCTTTCTTTTTCGGTTCTTGAGGAGTGTAGTTACGATACGATACTTAAACGTGAGCAGCATTATATCGATACTTTGAAACCATATTTCAATTGCAATCCGATTGCGGGGAGTAATCAAAACAGGAAGTTTGGATCAATGAAAGCAGAGCATAAGGATAAAATAAGAAAGGCTTTGACTGGTAAAAGCAACTGGAAAGCTGGGATAAAGCTATCAAAAAAACTATACAAGTATTCAATTGATGGACACCTTGTGTGTACTTATAAAAGCCTTATAGAAGGGATCAGGTTAGAAGGTTTGAGGATTAAGACGTATACAGAAAAAAACAAAACTATTGGTGGATATGTGTGGATTACCGAAGGCATGAGCGTCCCTGATTTTTCAAGAATTAAACAAAGTCTTAGCGCGTGGAGAAGAGAGCGGATGAAACCGGTTATGCAAGTTGATAAAAGCGGAAATATTGTTTGTGTGTTTGATGGTGTAAGGGAAGCGGCAAGAGTTACGGGTATAGATCATAGGTCTATTCAGTCTGTTGCAAACAAATCGAACGTGAACAGAAAAACAGCCGGAGGTTATTGTTGGATGTATAAACAAGTGATGACATGAGCAAAAACGTACTACTGATAAGCGTGGACATCCTGAAGGACAGGACGGGCATACACACCAACATTGACGAGAAACTGCTGTACCCGGAGATCAAGGTGGCGCAGGATATGTACATCCACCCCATCCTCGGCACGGCCCTGTACAACAAGATCATCAACGAAGTGGATGCCGGCACCATCGGGGGCGACTACCAGGACCTGCTCGATGACTACATCATTGACTGCCTGATATACTACGTGCTGGCCGGCCTGCCACAGGCGCTGTCCTACCAGTACTGGAACAAGGGCGTGGTGCGCAAACAGGGAACGGACACGGAACTGCCCAGCATGAGCGAACTGATAGACATCAGCGAAAAGTACCGCATCCGGGCCGAGTGGTACGCCGAGCGCCTGAACAAATATTTAAAGCAATACGCAGACGAGAACTTCCTGCCGGAGTACGTATCGCCCGGTGATACTATCGATACCATACAACCGGAGGAGGTCAGCTACACCATGCCGGTATGGCTGGGTGGCGATGTCGAACAATCCTTGGACAAAAATAATTGTCATGACTGCAACCAGCGGGAACTTTAAGAGGACCGAGCATAAGGTCATCACAAAAAACGTAAAGAAGTTAAAGGAGTATTTCGCAAAAAAAGAAAATGGCACTAACACTCAACCAAGTAGTCAGCAGGATCAGAACGCTCGCCCTGGCACACGATCAGGTAAATAGCTTCTATTTCGGTGACGAGCCGGAGTTCCTGGCCAACGGTGACATCAGCTACCCGGCGGCTTTTTTGGTGCAGCAGCCCGGCTCCATCAACCGGACCGAGCATCTGCAGACCTTCAGCTTCCGGCTGTTCCTGCTGGACCGGGTGGGCGTGAGCGAGGACACGGAGGGGAACGAAACCGAGGCGCTTAGCGATATGCACAGCGTAGCCGCTGACCTGGTGGCCATGATGATGAACAGCGAGTACGAGGCCGACTGGATGGTGGTGGAAAATACGCCCATCACCCCGGTGACGGAGACCACGGAGGACATGGTGGCCGGCGTGATCGCCGACATCGGTGTGCAGGTGGACTTCCTTGCCGACCGCTGCCAGGTGCCTGCCGATGATGTAACATTTGAAACTGATTTCGATATGGCAAGAACGCGCATTTTGACCTATACCGGCAGCGGTGTGGAGGGATCCACCTTCACGCCCTCCGGCCTTTCCGGCAAGGTGGTGCTGGCCTGTTACCGGGCCGGTAACTACAAGCGCCTGACCACTTCCGCGCCTACCAGCACCGACTACATCAAGGTGGCCGGTACTGACCTGGGCGACAACAAAGGGGTGCTGGCATCAACGGGGGCGGTAACGCTTTACACCGGCGATGCGCTGGTGGAGGGCGAAGTACTTGACTTTTTAATCTGGGATTAACTATATGAAAAAAATTATCTTTTTATTTCTGATGATGATCGCCTGCACCGCGCAGGCGCAGGTATTGCAGACCCCTGCCAATTACGGCATCGGGTGGCGGCGCACCGGTGCTGATACCCTGCTGTATATCCCCAGCGACACGCTGACCGTACCGGCCTGGGGCATCGGCAAGACCATGCTGGCGCGGAAGGGTACGGCGCTTTACTACTGGAACGGCAGCGCGTGGACAGCCATCGGTGGTGGAAGCAGCACGAATATTTACAACTCAGACGGAACGCTGACGGGAGATAGGTTGTTAAATGGTAATAATCACGGAATAGTTTTTGAAGATTTTGCAGGCATTGACCTTTCTTCGCCTTACGGTTCTGCGGCTATTGGCTCAAACAATTCATCAATAAGATTGGGTATTGATACAATAGAAATATTGCCGGGAAATGGGAAGTTATATATCGACTCCCTTACATCCGGCTCATCCACCGACAGCCTGCTGACTTGGAACGCCGGAACGGGAAGGGTGGGAAAACGTGCAGTAAGCGATGCGGTTGCCAATATCTACAATTCAGACGGGACGCTGACAGGGGACAGGACTGTAAATTTCAATACAGGCAGGATGGATTTTTCAAGTGTAAATGAGTTCAATGTATCAGATGCAATGTCGGACAGGTTGTATATCGGAAATTCAACGAGTATATATTCCCGCGTTATTGGGCAAAATCAATCATCTGTTAATATCGCATATAACCGTATTTCATTATTTCCGACATTGGGAAATTTATACATAGACACCCTAACGAGTGGTTCAACGATAGATAGTTTAGTTACATGGAGCGCCCAAAATGGGAGGATTGCAGTAAGGCGGGCAGGTACAACTGGTTGCCCTATTCGCACAACAACGAGCAACGTTACCTTTGGCGATGGCGATCACACGGTGATAGTTACGGGTGGCACGCCTTCCGTTACTTTACCAACCGCATCAAGTTATTCGGGAAGAATATTTAAAATAGTAAACCAAACCGCTGGGGGGCTGACAACAACGAGTCACATAGACCTTACCGGCAGTTCATCAACTACAACAGCGGCTAATAGTTATAAAATATTTCATTCAAACGGTATTAGCTGGTATTTAATATCCAGCGGCTCTGCCTCCGGCGGCTCTGTCACCGCAGCCTCCGGCTCGGGCATTTCCCTTGTCAACGGGTCATCGGCTATCAAGCGGCTGAAAGCAGGCAGCGGCATCACGGTGACGGATAACACGGATAGCGTGGAAATTGCCATCAACGAACCCGTGGACTATTCCCTGCTGGCGTATCAGGCGTTGGGGAGTGCTATAAAGGCGCAGACGGTCGGCGGGAATTATTTGGGGTCAGCAAATGCAGCACTTACAAGCCAACGATGCTATTTTGTAGCGGTCTATCTACCAAAATCGTCAACCATTACCGGAGTTAAGTGGAATCAAATTACACAAGGGAACTATACGGCTGACAATTATAACGGGGTGGGACTATATTCATATAATGCAGGTACGTTGACGCTTGTTGCATCCTCAACAAACGATGGCAATATATGGAAAGGTTCTGGAAATACACTGCAAAGCAAAGCCTTTAGCAGTACCTATGTAGCAAGTGCTGGTATTTATTTTGTCGCATTCCTTTATTCGTCATCTGCTCAAACGGCTGCGCCTACAATATCTGGAATAGTTGCACCTTTTAGTCCTGGCGGGGCTTTTATTTTAGATTTTACAAATAGTGCAAAATTAGTCGGGACGATAAGTTCGCAAACTGCCTTACCATCACCTACTCAAGCAATTTCCGGCATTAGCACTACTAACGCAATAGTTCCTTTGGCGTTCCTTTATTAAAATCATTAACCATGACATATATCAAAATCCAAGAAATTAAAGTCGGCGGTCTAAACCAATACACCGCCAACGCCATCGCGTGGTCGGTGGCCGGGCTGCATCGTGGTGCGACATCTGCCATCGCAGACTGCGCCCTGATATTTGTAAATGCTGACGGCAGTACCATCCATGTCCCTGACAGCAACTTCGAAGTGTACATTGACAACGACAACTTGCAAGCATGGGGAAGCGATGATGGGGTGATAGACAACCTCGTAATAGCTTATTCAGAAAAGTTCGTAAAGGCATAAAATGGAAAATCTGCTCACCATAGTAGTAGGCGCAGCCGGGACCATCGGTGGCCTTTTTATCGGCACACGCAAAGCAAAAGCGGATGCCCGCCAGTCTGAACTGGACGGAGTGGAGAAGGCCATCAAGATATGGCGGGAAATGGCCGAGGAACTGCGCGAGGAGGTGGACACCCTGAAAGCCAAGGTGGAACAACTCCAAAGCCGGGTGCAGGAACTGATGGAGGAAAACACCGCCATGCAAGCTGAACTTGACAAACTAAAGACATGAAAGCAGACCTGGCAACCATCATGCTGATGGGTACATTTTTGCTGATATTTTCAACGGTGAGCCTTATCGCCTCCGTGTACGTGATCTCCATCGCCCGCAAGTACCGGGAGTACCATGAGCAGATGATGGATGTGGTCAATGAAGTAGGTCAGCAGCTGCGCATCCTGATTGATAACCAAAAAAAATAATTTGAAATGACATTTTTAAATTACCTACTCGGACCAACATCGCCGGCCCTGTTCGCCGCCTGTGTGTTTTTTGCCGCCATCGGCATCTTTTTCGTGCTGCTGCTCGGCACCCAGCTGCGCAAACCTGACAGCCCTTACAGCCCGGTGAAGTTTTCCTGGTCGTACCTGTGGAGCGACAACGCCCGCCGCATTTACGCCTCGGTGATCGCCGTACTTATTTCCTTACGCTTTTACCCGGAGATATTCAGTAAGGACATCACCCCGCTGCTGGCCTTTGGGGTCGGCACGGCATGGGATGGCATCGCCTTGTTCATCAAGCAAAAGACCAGCCTGCTGGATCCCAAGTGAGCAAGGACAGGCTAAATATGATGATACTTTTTGCCGTGATGGTGACCCTGCTGGGAGTGATCGTGATATGGTTTTCATTCAGCTAAAAACACCACAATGACAGATTATTCACCCCGCCTGCCGCGCCTCGCCCTGATCATCGCCCTGCTGATCCTGGCGGTGTTCCTGTGGATGCTGATGGGCTGCAACAGCCAAAAGCATATAACGCGCACCAGCGTGACCGTGGACAGCACCGCCATCCGTGAAAAGATGGACAGCATCCGTATGCTGACCCGCGAGGTGGGCCGGCTGGAGGCCGACATCCGGGAGTTGCAATATGCCGGGGTGGTGTTTATCCGTGATACTATCAGCCGGGTGGACACCGTGACCAATACCGTCACCATCACCAAGGACGGCAGCATTGAGGCAAAGGGGCGCATCGCCTCGGCTTTTGTTTCAAAGGAAACGATGGCCCGCATCACCTACCAGCTACAACGGGAAAAGGACAGCCTGGCCACCGCCCTGCAAAAAGAAAAGCAGAATGTGAAAAAAGAGCAGGTGGTGAGGGAGGTGGAAAAGCAGGTCCGCTTCCTGCCGTGGTTCTACTGGCCGCTGATCATCGCGTCCTTTGCCTTTGGGGCCGTGGTGGCGTGGCGGGCAAAAAGAAAATTGTTCATTTAAAATCAACCTAAATGATTGACGCAACAACCCTGCGAAAGATAGCGCCATCGCTATCCGATGCCCGCGCCACCGAACTGGCGCGACTGATCACCAAAAAATGCGGCGAGTATGGCATCACCAACACCGAGGTGTTCCGCAAGTTCCTGGCCAACCTGGTGCAGGAGTCCGGCGAGTTCAGCCACAAGGTGGAGAACATGAACTACACCAGCGCCGCCCGCATCGCGGCAGTATGGCCGTCACGCTTCACCGCCACCAGCGCCGCCCCCTTTGTGCGACAGCCCCGCGCCCTGGCCAACCGGGTGTACAACGGCAGGATGGGCAACCAGATCGGCACGGATGACGGCTACGAGTTCAGGGGCGGCGGTTACATCGGTATAACGGGCCGCGAGGCATACCAGCGGTATGCAGACTATAAAAACATGAATATACAGGTGGCCCGCAAGTACGTGCAGACCACCGAGGAGGGGGCGCTGGACTGCGCCTTCTGGTTTTTCTGTGTGTGGAAGAAACTGGCCAACAAAGCGGCCACGGCCAGCTTCCGGGAGATCGTGATCGGCATCAACGGCGGCACCATCGGGATCGCCGACCGTGAGCGGTACTACGCCGCCTGCCTTAAACACATAAAATAATCCCATGACCAAAACAGATGTAGCCCGTCAGTACCGGGACAAGTACCCGGACTGGCCATCCCTTAAACTTGCCAGGGTGATGTACACAAAGGAGCCGCTGATGTTTAACAATGTGGAACACGCACGCAAGTTTTTACGCGCCATCGAGGGTAAGGCCGGGCGCGGCCAGTTCAGGATCAAACCAACCCACCACGCCGAACCCCGCCCGTACAACCCCTACAAGCTGCCGGAGTCGGACGAGTCAAAATACCATCCATTCGTGCTGCGGGGCCACAAGCGGATCCTGGGTCTGTTTGACATCCACGCCCCATACCATTCCATCACCGCCATCACCGCCGCGCTGGACTACGCCAAAAAGGAAAAACCCGATGCCGTCCTGATTGGGGGAGACCTGTTCGACTTCCACGGCCTGTCCAAGTTCATCAAGGACCCGCGCAAAAAGAATTTCGCCGAGGAGTTGAATGTGGGGGTGGAACTGATACAGGCCATCCAGCGCACCATCAAGGCCCCCATATACTTTAAGCTGGGCAACCATGACGAAAGGTATCAGCACTACCTCTGGATGAAAATGGGCGAACTGCATGGGGTGGAGGACTTTGAACTAAAGACCATCCTGGGCCGGAGGGTCAGCGATATGACCATCATTGACGAGAAGCGGGTGATCCGGGCCGGTGACCTGAATGTGGTCCACGGCCACGAGTTTGCCAGCAGCATCATCAGCCCGGTGAATATTGCGCGGGGCCTGTACCTACGGGCGAAGGCCAGCAGCATCTGCGGCCACCACCACCGCAGCAGCGAGCATACAGAACAGGACATCAACGGCAAGATCGTGACCACCTGGTCGGTGGGGTGCCTGTCCGAACTGCATCCGCAGTATATGCCCATCAACAGCTGGAACCACGGTTTTGTGCTGATCGACCTGCACGGCTCAAAGGACTTTGAGGTCAGGAATAAACGGATATGGAAGGGGCAGATACTATAAAAC